CCATAAATATACAAAGCGCGATAACTGCCTGAAATACTTGAAATAGTAGTGCTAGTTCCTGATAATGAAGTTGTACTTAATAAAGTCATTGAGCCACCACCTGCTGGCGTAGCCCATTTCAAGCCTGTTGCAGCGGTACTATCCGCCACAAGTGTTTGGTTATTGCTTCCCACAGTTAAGACCTGTGCCGTGTTTGAACCTGTGCCAACAAGTAAATCACCTTTTGCAGCTGTTGCTAAAGTTAATGAGGCGGTGCCGCTTGTTACTCCACCCGCTAGGCCTGAGGTAGCACCTGTTGTAATGCCTGTAATATCGCCTGGGTTTGCACCGTTCCATATAGCAGCGCTTGTGCTAGAAAAGTAAAGAGTGCCGCTATCGTATTGGTTAAGTATCAATGACCCAGCTGTAGATACAGTTGCGGTGCCTGCAGTAATTGTGCAAGCGCCAGCGCCTATATTGGTGATGGTTAAAGTATCGCCAGCTGTAAATAAAGCTGTATTTACGGTAATCGTTGTTGCCCCTGCGTTGCTCATAGTGATACGAGTACCCGCATCTGCAGCAACAAGTACATAACTGGCAGTTTTTGCGCTTACCGTCCAGTTGTAATCATTAGCTTGTAGCGCGGTCATCTGCGCAGCCGTCAATACCTGGCCCGTGGTATAGGTCTGTTTAGCCATTTACGTACTCCTTAATAACTTAATACGCCGCTGTCAAGCAAACCGTATATGGATGAGTCTAGCAAAAAGCCGTCAATAATCGGCTCTAACGTGGTGAGTGTTGTTTTCCAACTGTTAGGCGTAATGCTCATAGCAACGCCAAACACCTGCAAAGTTTTAGTTAGGGTTGAGCCGCCAGGCTGGTTAGTTGTAATAGTTACTGGGTCAAAATAATCTAGGCCTAAGGCGGCAATAATGCCAGCATTGTAATTATCGGTATAAAGGTCTAGCTGGATGGCATCACACCTTACGCTTGTTTCAGCTCTAGAGGCCACGTATGCCTGAGCATAGTCCAGGGCTACAGCATCGGTTTCCATTAGTAGATTCTGTTGGTTGTAACTATGCACAAAATACTTATCTATGCTTGCTTGATTTATGGCCGTTTGAGCCGTGCCGCCTGTACGGGTAATGCTGGCTGAGTTATAAACTAGCGTATCGTCAAGGCGCCACACCGCATTATAGTAAGTAATAGCTGAGCCGTCATCGTTAAATACCACGGGCGTAGCCCCTGTACTGCCAGCTGTTACTGACCGGTCTTGGAAAATAAAACTGCCAGCCGCATCCACGTACAAAGCGCCATATTCGCTAGTCTCTACGGTTTGCATAGCTGCAAGGCTTGTGCGGGCTGTGCCTGGGTCTGCCTGCATTGTGGTCAGGCCTGCATCAACGTCACGCATAGTAGCTGGCCAGCTAATAGCATCTAACAAAGCGTTAATTCTAGCGCCGCTGAGTTGACCCGCTGAGGTACCTGCCACCGTACTTATCTGTGCATTTTGAGCAAGTCTAAAAGCATCTACAGCTGTGATAGTGGTATAAACCACATCGTTAGCATTTCTAGGTGTGGTAGTTGTATAGCTAGTAATAAAGCCAGCAAAAATAGGGTAAGTAGTTGCACCGTATGTAGCCGTAATCTGTACTTTACGCATAGGAGTTAGTAAATTGTAATATGGGCTGGCTGGGTTTTGTGGGTTAAAATCACCGTTTTGGTCAACTATACGCATAGACAAACTACCTGTTTGGAATTGGTCGGCCTGCGTATTACGCCCTCGTTTTGTTTCAATACTATCTACTACGTCAGATACATCCACGATAACAGCGGCGCTGTCTGCAAGGATATTGGTACCCAATATGCCTGTATCTAAAATCATAGCCTGAGCAAAGCTAGGGCCAGTAGAAAAGTTAATAACAGCGTTAATTACGGGTACGGTCATATCGCCCCAGCAAAATTAAGGTTATTGCCAAACCTATTATTTTCTTGTACTGCCGTTTGTACTATCTCTATTAGGCCGCTTGTTTTATCTATAATAGTTACAGCTGGGCCGCCGCCTGCATTACCGTAGCGCTCTTTAGTTGCCTCTAAGGCGGCTGCCGTAGCCGCTGCAACTATTTTGCCTAAGATGCCTTCATCTAAAGCTTTAGCGGCAGCTGCATTACGTGCATCTATCTCGTCAGCTATTGCATTATTTAATGTAGCAACGGCATCGGCTACCTCTATAATTGCATCTATTGACTCAGTACCCGTTAAATGCGGCAATTTAGGTATAGAACTTAAATCGAAACCTGATCCACCAACAGCACCACCACTAACAGCACCACCACTAACTTGGGCCACAGTTTGAGGGCTTATTTTTACGCCAGCCATAGCCATAAGTAGAGCTAACGCTTGGTTAAGGTTTTCTAAGTTAATTAAATCCTTTGGCTTAAAGCTATTAAGGATATTATTTATATCTGCCAGTTTAAGGGCTTGGCCTTGCAAAGTGCCTAAAATCATTAAATCTTTATTAAGTTTAGCTGCAAGGGCAGTAGCGCCCTCAACGTCTTTAGCGGCTATAGCATCTTCTAATTTTAAGATGTCTTGCTTAACAGTTAGGCGTACTAGGTCATTGGCCAGTTGCAACTTTTGTTGGTCTGTTGCAGTAGCGCCTAGTTTGTTAATCTCATCTTGCTTAGATAGCAGGGCTGCCTGTATCTGAATAGCATCCATATTAAATACATCTTGGCCCTTGCCTAAAACTAAGGCGGCTTTATCTAAAGCGGCTTGGTCACGCTTGGCTTTAAGTTGATCCGCTGCACTCTTAGCCTGAGACTTAGCTAAAGCTGCAAGCTCTTTATTACGCTTAATAGCATCTAACTCAGCTTTCTTTTTAGCTGCTAAATCTGACTTTTGAGTATCTTGGCTTAATACGCTTAGGGCCATATTGCCCGCACCTGTTGGCGCTACCGTCCTGCCGCCCGCTTTGCCACCGCTTACGTAATAGCCAGGGCTAAAAGCCTTTTGTGCAGCTGTGCCTGTAAGGGCTGATACGGCATTACCTACCTGAGTTACAACAGATGCAAAGGCTGAGGCTAAAGTATCTATTTTGCTAATAAGGCCGTCAACGCCATTACTGCCGCTTATCTTGATAATGGCATCTAATAAAGCTGTGCCGATAGTTTCGCTAGCGTTAGATGTAGCCACGCTAAGTTTGGCCATTGATCCAGCATATGAGTCAAGAGCTACGCCACCTGCACCTGCAAAGTTTTGCCGTAGTTTTGTAGTAATCTGCTCAAAATCCATAGCCTTTAATTCAGCTTGTGTAAGCCCTAAATTAAGTTGCTTTAGGCCTTTCGTATTGCCTACATAAGCCTGGCTTAAAATATCTACAGTACTGGCATAATCCAAACCGCTGCCACTTGATACGTCAAAAGCCAGTTGCATTAAATCTTGTGCCTTAGTAGCTGAGCCAGTTACCTGGGCTAACTGACCATAGGCGGGCCTTAATTGGTCATCAAGGATAGCCGTTTGCTTTTCCATTGACTTTATAAAACTTTCAGCATCTACTGAGGCATAAGCCAAGCCTACATTTTTTAGGTTTTGAGCTAATATCTTTTGTGCCTTTTGATCGTCAGCTGCAGCCTTCATAGATGCCTTGCCGTAAGCCACAAGCGCCTTAGCACCGTATGCAAGGCCAACAGCGCCCGCTAACTTTTTAGCTGAGCCACCTAATTTAGCCAGGGCACTCTGAGCTTGCTTAAATCCTTTAGCATCAAACTCGCTACCAATATGAACATTAACGCCTGATTTTTGTACCATTATGCGGCCTTTTTAAGCGCTGAGGTATTGGCTCTATCGTAAAACTTAATCTTAGTATTGCTAATTGCTTTCATAGCAGCGCCTAGAGCTACACCTTGATTAGCTGCCCAAGCGCGGTAAAGCATACGGCCTACGCCTTCCCTACTAAATACAAGCGGCGGTAAATTGCTAATAAATTGCTGGCCAGCTTTAGGGTTACTAGAGCGGCTATATTTTTTACTAGCACCGCCAGCCTTAGGCCCAATCCACGGCTGACCTGTTGGGTTTTTGCGCCCTGCAGTTTCGTAAATGGCTCCAGCTTGTGAGGCGTTATAAATAGTAGCCATAGCACTAAAGCCATTTTTGTTAGGCTTACTTGGGCCAGTACTTAATCCAATACCTTTAGTAATAGTGCTTTGCTCATAAAATGGGAATCTAGCCTCACTAAATGAGCGTGCCGCCCAGCCACTCATAGGTGACATAGACGGTGCAAAACCACGGGCTTGAATAACCACGGGCATTAAAGCTTTGCGTAACTCTACGCGTAACTCCTTTTCTAAGTCAGGTGCAAAACGCCTTAATGCTTTACGTAGATCGTTATTACCTCTTATTTCTACGTTGGGCATTTTGCATCTCCTTAGCTCTATCGTTTATAACCCTGAGAATATTCTTAAACATAACATCATCAAGATTTAGTAAATACTGGGGCGCGATTCCCGTTTCTACGGCTAACTGGGCTACCAGGTAACCAAAACTACCGCGCCCCACTATTGCGAAGGGTCATCGTCCAAAACCTCAACCTTAGCTAAAGTCTCTAAAAACTCTGCCCCAAACATCGGTACGGTTTGCCCGCTTGTGCGTAAACACTCCCAGGCTAGCCAGTACACATCACTTTGCTTTTCATCATCTCTAAAAGCTTTGTGAAAGCCTTTTTTTGCATATAACTCAAAGGCGTACTCAATACGTGGCGTAATCTGATGATCCGATACGCTGCCGTCAGCCCTTGTTATCTTAAGTTTTGCCATTGTGTTAGCCCCTTTTTTCTATTCTCAGCTAGTAGTAATTACGATTGGTGAGTTGCAGGTAAATGTAATGCTTTGAGTAGCAATATCCGCCACAGCGCCGTTAATGTCAGTTGTGTTATTTACCAAAATTGTTGTGCTGTATAGCGGGTTAGTTGCTGATACTGCCGCGCTTGTCTGCTTAAGTGTGAGCGGTACTGTTGTACCCCAAGCTGCCTGTAATGTCGCATTGACATTAGCTGCAGCTGTATCACTTAAAAAGTCCAGCGTGATAGTGCTAGCTTCTAATCCTTTAACAAACTTGTGAGCTGTATCGCCCATAGCTGTAACTTCTAGCTCGTCAAAGCTACGGTTAATAGTTGCGCTTGTAACGTGATCTGAGAGTGCTACTGAGTTAAGAGTAGCCACTACGTTATTGGATAGATAAATCGCCATTAGGCTATTCTCCTGTTGTCTCGGTAGGTGTGTCTTTTGTCTTTGTCTCTTTAAC